ATCGTGGAGGAGGAGCCGCTGGAGGACAGGGCACACGACCGTGCTGTAAGGGAGATGGAGAGCCGCTTCGGCAGGCAGGAGGTGGCAGAGGAGGCGGAGCTTAGCAGGAGGATTCTGGAGTCGGCCAGGAAGGAGGGGGTCAGGATAGCGAGGGCCACCCCCGAGAGGAGGGGGGATGGACGCTAGGCCCAAGGCATCCTCCGAGGTCCTCGGGACCTCTCCCTCCGGCCGCTGGCTGGGGGCATCCCCGTCCGCCGACTCCAGGCTCACGCCTGGGGCAGAGCTTGCCCGCAGCCTCAGCGAGGGGGTCGTCAACCGGGTCCCCCCGAAGTACATCCAGGAGGTAAGGGGCAGGGTGACCGAGGCATGCAGCGAGATTATAGGCATAGGGGCGAGGATACGCCCGCTCATGGTAGACGGCACCCAGCGGGGGTGGGTAAGGGGGTTCTTCAATACCGAGAGGCGTATCCTCCTCAGGTGGGTGCCGGACCCCCTCGACTTCGTGTACCGCTGCCTGCTGCTCTCCACCTCCCTGGCGGAGGAGGAGGTGACTGCCCTCTCCTCCCTGGAGGTCGTCAGGCTGGTAAGGCTGGTCACGGCCATGGGCGAGAGGGACTCCTCCCTCTATCCCTACCTGTCCGCCTTCTCTACCACCAGGGACTCGGAGTGCCTCTGGCACAGCGGGGGGCAGTATGCCTCCTTCGAGAACCGCAGGGTCGCCATGCCGGACGGGAAGCACATATCCATCCTTTGCCCCTCCGACCATGCCCGCCTCTGGGCCTCCCTCTGCACCTACCGCGAGCAGGCCAAGAAGCGCCTGGACGAGAACTGGAACGCCGTGCTGATAATACGCCCGTGGGCAGGCAAGTCCGTGGACGGCCTCGTGGCGGAGCTGAAGGGCGTCACCAAGCAGATGAAGGCGGATGCCCTGGAGCCGTGGGAGGGCATAGTCTCCGCCCCCCCGGACAAGTCCCTTGACGACGGGTGGGCGCACATAGAGAACATGGAGACCAAGGAGGGCATGCTCAGGGAGCTTCACGGGATGCTCAGCAACGACCGCCACGAGCAGCTAATGGCCGAGTTCGAGAGGCAGCAGATTGAGGCCGCAGAGCAGCGCAAGAGGCAGCTAGAGCGCATCGCGGCAGGGCGCGGCGGCCCTGGTATCAACAGGGAGGTCATCAGGGTGGAGACAGAGGTGGGGGCCTTCAAGAAGGAGAGGGAACTCAGGAAGGGGAGGATAGCCCCCCCTCCCGTGGCGGACAGGTATGCCGCAGACAGGAGCACCGGCACGGACATAGGGGAGAGAATAAAGAGGTACCAGCAGTAGGCTACTTCTTCCCGGAGAAGTAGGAGCCGATGCCCATTGCCGCTGCTGTCCCAAGGCATGTTGCCGCAACGGCATAGGGGTGGTTGTAGAGGGGGTGGCCGGGCTCCCCCGACCTCCTCTCTTGCTCCCACCTGGAGGCATGCTGTAGGCTGCGCCAGGCGGGGTAGGCGAACCACGCCAGGGCCCAGCATACCGGCCACGCCATGGGCGTGTTGGGGGCAGGGCAGACCAGGCAGGTGACCGCTGCATAGAGGAGCCAGAAGGGCACCATCCCCACCACTATCCACAGGGCAGCGAACACCGACATATAGAGCATCCCGAGGAACATGACAGGCAGCGACCAGTCCAGCATCCACCTGTTCCCCGTCATGACGGCGCACAGGGGGAATGCCAGGAAGAAGGCAGTCAAGACCATCACTGCCTTGTTCCTTATGTACTTAAGGGTGTTCTTAAACCCGTTGGGCATCCTGAGCTTGTATACTATGTCTAGCGCCGAGTCTTTCAGCCTTTCCATCGCCCCCCCTGGGAAGGGCAGGTCGTACCTATAGAGTGTTTTCCATAGCTCGGGGTTTACCTCTACCTCCCATTCCGTCCACTCGTCAGGGTGTACCCCTTCCAGTACTTGCCAGGGCCGGAGGGGCTCCCTGGCGGCCACCAGCCTGCGCCACTGCCAGCTTTCCCTATACTCCAGTGTATCCCCGTAAATCTCCCTGTTCTTTGCCATGGTAACCCTTTCCTCCATTATCATTATACACCAGTCTACACGCCATGGCCCAGGATTCTGGCAATTCTGACATAAACAACTGCCACCTCACTAAGTAGGAGGGCACATGAGCGAGGAGACCAAGCAGAGCGCCGAGGCACAGCCGACGGCCCCCAAGTCCCTGGAGGAGGTCATCCTTGGCCTCAAGGGGTTCGGGATAGAGGAGAACGAGGAGATTCTCAACTTCGAGGCGTCCGAGAGGAAAATCAGCCTCAGGATATCCAACATCCCCACGGAGCAGGAGATGAAGGCCCTGGTGGCCACCGAGGAGTTCAAGGGGTATGCCTGGGTCCAGCGCATCCGGTGCGAGATGCTCTCCAGGGCAGTGACCTGGATTAACGGCATAAGCATCAAGGACCTTGCCCCCGAGCAGAGGATAGTCACCGACCCCACTACCCCTGACAAGGCAAGGTGTGACGTGCAGGTCGCCCTGCGCAACATACTCCTGGGATGGGGCCAGGAGGTCGTTCAGACCCTCTGGAAGATGCTCATGGTACACTCCGACAGGATTGAGAAGCGCATGCAGGCCAGCTTCCCCGACTCGACGCTTATGACCGACGTGGAGAAGCGCCTGTTCGAGGCCGCCCTCAGGGAGATACACGATGCCAGCAGGGAGGTCATAGAGGACACGGTGGCCAAGGTCACAGAGGGGCTCCTGCCCGCTGAGCAGGGCAAGGAAGGCACGGAGTAGCCAGGGGATAGCCAATGCCCGACATCAACGACCAGCAGAGGACGCTACAGGGCCTCCTCAACACGATGAACGATTTCTCGGTCACCATGGCCGCCACGATGGACATGATGAACGAGAAGACCCGCCAGTTCATCGAGGTCTCGGACAAGCTCGTTGAGAGGTGGGGCACCATGGCGGACGATGCCAAGTCGTTCGTTGCCCACGTGGACCAGATGGAGAAGGGGTTCACCGAGGTCCTCCGCATGGTCGGCAAGCTCAAGGGCGGCATATTCAACCAGCGGGAGGTAAGGTACGTCAGGGAGGACTTCGAGAAGATAGCCAAGGCGGCCAAGCAAATCCTGGACGACGAGGGCCGCACTGCTAACGAGCGCCACCGGGCGAGGCAGACGCTCGATGCCATGACCAGGAGCCTTGAGAAGCTCAGGGATGTTACCGCTGTAACCCCTAAGCTAGCGGGAGAACTCAGGAAAGAGCTGGAAGGGGTAGAGGGCACCCTTGGCTCAATCCGCAGGGAGATGGAGAAGACCCGCAGTGCATTCGATGCCGTGGGCTCGGCCCTGCGGGATACCTTCGGGAATGTAAGGCTGTTCGAGCCGTTTACTCGGTTCTTTGACAAGTATCGCAGGCTGAAGGAGACTGGCGAGAGCATCAAGAAGACAGCCGAGGAGAACATAAAGAGGAGGGTAGAGGCATACCAGGTGAAGGCTGCCGGGAGGGAGGACCCCCTCCAGGAGCTACTCCATCGTATCCCGGTCACCCCGAGGGGCAAGATAGACAAGAAGGCCCTCCAGTCTATGGGGGCAGAGCAGAGGGCAGAGGTTGTCAGGGCTGCTCAGGAGGTAGAAGCCTTAAGGCCCAAAGTCCTGGAGGGCATGGTCGAAAGGTTCAGAGGAACCCCCAAGGGCCGCCAGAGGTTGGCACAGGGCATAAGGGAGGCCGCCGGGCAGCTTGTCCGGGAGGGGGGGCCGGTAGGCCCGCTCCCAGCGCCTCCAGGTCCAGCGAGGGAGGTCATAGACTTCAGGGAGGGAGCCCCGGTAGGAGAGAGGTTCGCGGATGCTGCCCGGGCCTCCGAGACCGCCGCAGGCAAGGCGGCTGAGGCGGCCGCAACAGGTGCCTCTGCCGTAGCCGAGGCAGCGGAGACTGCTTCCGCAGTAGCGGCAGCCCCTACTGCCGGAGCAGGGGAAGGGTTGGCGGGCGGTATAGCCGCAGGGGCAGCAGCACCCGTTGCCAGGGCGCTTACAGGGGAGGGGCTGGCGGGCGTAGAGGCGGTGGCAGGTGCAGGGGCAGGAGGAGAGGCCGCCGCTGCAACGATAGGCGGGACGGTGGCAGCGGTCGCAGCCCCCGTGGCGGCCATCGCAGGCGTCCTGATAGCGCTCAAGGAGGCCTTCGACGGGATGGCGGAGGACAACAAGAAGATGTTCTCTGCCATAGGCGCGGGCGGCATCGCTGGCGGCGGCTACATGGCGATGCAGCAGGCACGCAGCCTGCTCAGGATGCCGGGCGAGCTGGGCTTCAAGTACGGCCAGACGGAGCCGAGGAACCTGGAGATGATTCAGGAGATGATTAAGTACGGGATGGGCACCCCCGAGCTGTTCAGGCCCGGCGCTGTCAAGTCTCTGAAGAACACCTTCCTCGGCGAGGCGGGGGTCAGCGGCCTGGCAGGGGTTGCGTTCGGGCCTGCGATGGTGGCAGGGATGGACACCCGGCAGGCGAGCGAGGAGACGATGAAGCTCATCGTCCAGTACGGTAAGTCCATGGAGTCCGTCCATAAGTTCTTCGTGATGCTGTCCGCCGACGTGGACGCCTCCGGGATATCCACCTCCAAGTACCTTGAGATTATCGACGACGTCAACAGCCACTTTAGCCTGCTTACCAAGAGCCTGGGGGATGTCGTCTCGGTGCTCCGCACCCTGGGGAGCACCGGGATGCTGACAGGCGAGTCCCTCAAGGAGTTCTCCCAGGCCTTCATGGTCCCCAAGGGGGCCCCCCTCCCGTGGAGGGCCTACCTGCTGGCCACTGCCCCCCAGGCACTAAAGACAGGCATGCTGAGGGGGATGGAGGCGAACGTCAGGACCCTGGGCGGGGATGTCTATAACAGCCTGGTGGATGCCCTGAAGACGACGGGCATGACCGAGAATGCAGCGCAGAAGGAGCTGAGCGATAAGTATGGTATAAAGTCCGGCGCAGACATAGAGAGCCAGGACGCATCGTATATGACCGGGGTTATAAGCGACATCTCCGGCCGTGCGGGCGAGAAGGGCCAGGAGTATACCCAGGCGGCAGGGACCACCCTAGAGACACTGACCACGCAGGTCGCCCAGGTTATAAAGGGCAGGAGGGCGCTTGCCCCTGGCGGGAGCATGAAGGACATCCTGGAGTTCCTCCCCGGCCCCCAGACGCCGGGGAACGAGATGACCATCAACCTGCTCAACGCGCTCAAGGCCGTCGCCGGGACCGGCTCCGACGAGGAGGCATACCGCAGGCTGATTGCCCCCCGCCAGGGGGAGGAGAGGATTACGAACCAACTCCTGGCGTCCCAACTGGCACCGCTGGGGAACCAGAAGGTAGAGGAGATTATGAAGCTGGTCGGGAAGCCCCTGAAGACCGCAGGCGACCTGGTCAGGCAGGCGGCCGAGGGCAGGCTCTCGCCGATACTGGCAAAGGACTACCTTCCGGGGATAGCCGAGTCCATAAACAAGGTCAGCAAGAACACGGAGCAGATAGACGTCAGCCAGAACATAGATGACCTGGGGAAGGCGGTAAAGAGCCGCCTTGAGAAGAACTTTGCCCTCCGGGGAGAGGCTACACGCGGTATGGCCGTAAGGCTGGACCTCCTGTCGGACATAGCAAACCAGGACTCCGACCTGAACCAGAGCAATGCCAAGGACGCCGAGGACCGAGGCAATGTCTTGCAACGGCACAACCTGGAGCAGGCGATAGGCATAAGGGATACCAACGACTGGCTGGAGGCCATCTGGTCGGTGCTGACTAACCAGATTTACTGGCTGCTGTCGAACACCCTCGGCAGGGCGCTCAAGCTGTTCGGCATAACGCCCCCGGAGATGGGCGTGGACAGGGACACGGGGCGGGTTGTGCCCAAGGAGATGGGAGGCCCCCACTGGGAGCCCCTGAGCAAGGACTTTGCCGTGGCATCCGGCTTTTACAGTGCAGGCGGCCCCGGCGCAGGCAAGGCAGGCGCAGGAGAGGCAGGAGAGGCAGGCGGCATTAGCACAGGCGGGGCAGGCTGGTGGGCCCTCAAGAACCTCAGTGGCCCCGGTGCATTGTGGAATACCCTCCGCTTTGCTGCCGGGCTCGCTGGGATTGGGGGCGCTGGGGCCGCCCCTACGCCCGGAATCGCCCCCGCGCCCGGTGCCCCCGAGCCTGGGGCCCTTGTCCCCGGCACAGGCAACAGCTTTGTCGATACCCTGCTGTACATACTGTCCGATGACTTCGAGGAGGCAGTATACAAGGCCCTCTGGGACAACCGGGACACCCTCTGGAAGGATGCCTGGCTCCCCAGCGTCCATCCTGGGGGCATCCCTGCTGGCCAGGCGGCCCAGCAGATGGGAGGCATGGACAAGGATGTCTTCAGTAAGGTGTTCAACGTTGACGTGAGGAACTACCAGACCAAGACGGACTACCATATGTCCGACCTAAGGACCCCCAACGGCTCGGACATAGGCACAAGCACGGAGATTACCCCCGACAAGGCCAAGAAGCTCGCTGTAGAACTGTCGAACACAGCGATAGGCCAGGCCTCTCAGAGGGGGCTGCTGCCCTCGGGCTTCAGCCCTGTCACCCAGCACTAGGAGACTTTAACCGTTTATGGGAAGCGGCCTAACCAATGTCGGCAATGCCATCGCAGGGGCGGAGGGGTACGGGGTAAGCCCGAGCAACAACCCCACCCGCAACAACAACCCTGGGGATATCAGCTCCAATGGAAGCGTAGTCTCCTACCCTACCATCGAGGCGGGCCAGGCTGCCTTGAACAACCAGATAAACCTGATAGCCAGCGGCACCAGCCCTGTCTACAATGCCTATGCCCAGTCCTTGGGCTTGTCCGACAGCTCGCAGCTCTCCATACAGCAGGTAGGCAGCAAGTGGGCGGAAGACTCCCAGAACTGGGTCAACAACGTCTCTACCTCCCTCGGCGTGGACCCCTCCACCAAGTTCTCGGACGTAGTCAACGGGACAACGCCCACCTCTGCCCCCGGCTCCCCCAACTACCAGACGGTCAACCCCCCCGGCTCGGTGGTGAACATAGGCAGCGGGGACAGCGGCCTTGCCCCCCCTACAAGCTCCCTCTATAACAGGCAGGCCTCGCAGGCGAACTCGGTCACCTCCGACAACCCTACGGTAGGCTATGGCTCCCTGTTCCCTGACGTCGTAATCCAGACCGGCCTAGACGAGACCCCCTGGTACGCGGACAAGGACCTGGTGACCGGCAACCCCAAGGTACGGGGGTCCGTGGACCCGGTAGTGTTCGAGCTTGTGCTCAGGGGCAGGGAGGACTACACCCTTTCCAACAGCCAGCAGGTGCCCATCCAGATACAGCTCAACGCCTCGCTCAAGAGCATGACCACTACCATGAAGCACGTCTTCACCCCCAAGCGCACCAGGACGGGGTGGCATGTCACCATGTGGGGGATGCAGGCGGACACCATAGAGGGGACATGCACGACCGGCGTGTTCATGAACCAGCTCGGGCTGACGGACTTCTTCAGCACCTCCACCCTGAGCAATGACCTCATACAGGCGATGACCAGCGGGTTCAAGTCCGTCTCCCAGGGGGCCGGCAACTTCCCCCTCGTGGGCATCCCCATCCCCCAGACCTTCACGGACGTGTACACCGACCCGGCCACCGGCCGGACCTATACCGGCTCTACCCAGCTCTACACCAACTACCGCCTCGGCAACCAGCAGTCGCCGTCCGTGCAGAGTTCCATCGTCACCCAGCAGAACGCCGACGAGGTCAACAAGTACCTGTCCTCGGGGGGGCACGACCCCGCCAAGGCATTCAGGGTAGCGGCCCAGGACGCCTTCCAGGAGTTCCTGTCCCTGTTCAAGAACAACGGCATGGTCTGGTTCAACACCCAGCAGGCGCTAGGGCCCAACCCCTCCGGCAACAACGAAGTACAGGTTGACGTGGACCAGTGGTCCCCCCAGACGGCCCTGTCTGCCACCAGCATGAACGCCCGCAACAACGATGTCATGACGAGGGGCTCCGTGGTGATGAGGGTCAAGGGCACCACCTACCTCGGGTACTTCAAGAGCCTCAACTGGCAGATGTCGGCTATGAAACCCTTTAGCTGGGACTTCAGTTTTGTTTTCCAAGTGGAAAAGACGCTAGGGTATATATTTACCCCAGCCTTTGCCAGCGTATCATCGAATATATGAGATATCCAAGAAAAAGCGAGGCCCTGAGGAACTGCTGGAAGGCCATGAGCCAGGAAGACCGTGACAAGAGGGCCGCTGGCCTTAGAAAGCTGGGGATAAAGCGTGCTATCAACCGGGTTGGGATGCCGTACGGGGACCTTACGGTCGTATCCTCGGCGGGAAAGAACAAGCATGGCCACTATATGTGGAACTGCTCCTGTGCCTGTGGGGGCGTCCGAGTAGTTTCTGGCCATCAGCTTAGGGACAAGAGGGTTACAAGCTGTAGGGCCTGTGCCTTGAGGAGAATATCCGAATTCCATAAGACGCACGGTAAAACCTGTAGCCCAGAATATGCAATGCTTATGAGAGCGAAGTCCCGTGCAGCCCGCAGTGGCGCTAAGTTTGACCTGACTTTGGACGATGTGGTCATCCCTGCATTATGCCCCGTGTTTGGGACTCCATTAGCTCTCGGGACGGTTAAGGATAACGATAATAGCCCGTCTTTGGATAGAGTTAACAATGAAGGGGGATATGTGCGGGGGAATGTCTGGGTCATAAGCAAGAAAGCGAACCTGATAAAGAACAGCAGCACCCTTCCCGAGCTTAAGATGCTGGTCTCAGCCCTTGAGCACAGGCGGCAGCCAGTAACGAGTGTGTCGTCAAATGTCTAGCAGCCCTGTCCAGGCCATCAACCCCTCTACGGTGACGGTCACCGCCACGCCGGAGCCCGTGTCTTATGTTGTAGACAACTCCAACACCAAGGATGTCAATGACCTAAGCGACATCCAGGTATCCAGGCCCTCGAACTCCCCCGTGCAGCCCATCCTCCTTCCTATCCGGGGAGAGAAGCGCTTCATCCCCGAGGACCCCCTGGCCCTGCTGGGGCAGTCGGCCCAGACATCGAGCGCCTTCGGCCCCTACGCCCAGAACGGGGCGGCGAACGCCTCCTTCTTCACCACGGCGGCCACGGAGCCGTTCACGGACTGGGTCACGGTACGGGTCCCCCACCGTGGGGTATCCTCCAGCTACAGCACCTCCTCCCCGGCATACGACCCGCACCTGACGGCCACCTACAGGTTCCTCATCAACCCGAACACCGCCCAGATATCCAGGAACACCGAGGACTCCCAGGCATTCGCCCGTGGGGGATGGCAGTTCGGGGTATGGGGGGAGGGGCTTATCCATGTCGCTATGGCAGGCCACACCCCCGGCTACTACTGGGCGAAGGGGCTGACGGACGAGTATGCCTACTTCACCGAGTCATGGAGGAACCTCCAGCAGCTAGTCATCGTCTTCGAGAACAACGGCTACTGGTTCGAGGGCGAGGAGGCCAACGAGGGGCCGCTTGCCCCAGGGTTCACCCGCAGGCGCATAAAGAAGCACCAGGATATCCAGCTCGTGGCCGCCAACTACATCTGGTACGGGATGTTCGACAACCTTACCGTCACCCTGGACGCCGAGCACCCCTACCGGGCGGAGTTCAGCCTCTCCTTCCTGGCATGGAAGGAGCGCACCAGGCAGGGCTCCCCCTATAGCCAGTGGGGGATACAGAACAGCACGGAGAGGGGGCACTCCTACAGTGCGGTCTCCTCCCCCGGCGCAGTCCTGGTACCGCCGAGCAATGCAGGGCAGCTAACGGCGCTGCCTCTCTCCCTGTCCCCCAGCGGTCTGTCCTCCCTCTCCTCCACCACGCCCTCGGTCATCATGGACTCGGGCCCCCAGATTCCTCCGGCCAGCGGCAGGCCAGCATCCTCTCCCCTTAGCGGCCTGTCTTCCCTTCTCTCTACCGTATCCTCGGTCGTCAAGGGCTCGCGCTCCCTGGCGCTCCCGTCCGCCCTCTCGCTATCCCCTGCCGTGGCATCCGAGGGGGCATCCCAGTACCTTGTCTCCGGGGGCAGCGGCAGTGCTACCCCCAACCTGGGCCTGTTCTCCCCTAGCGAGGTGTTTGCATAATGGGAGACTTCCTCGGCATCGAGACCCCGAGCACCGTCCGGCAGCCCGAGCAGGTGGAGCCCCCCATGGCTTCTTCCCCTGCCTCTTCCAACAGCATCAGGAACATAGCCCAGACGGTGCAGGAGAGGGAGATAGTCAAGACCTGCCCGGACGTGGTGGTGTACATCGAGGGCAAGCCCTATATCACCAACCCCTTCATAAACCTCAACGACTCCAGGAACCAGTCCAACTCCCAGTCCACGTCCGTGCCGTTCAACGACTACATAGACTCGTTCTCGGTGTCCTACCAGGTTGACAACCTTGTCCCGACCGCCAGCTTCAGCCTCAACATCCCGGCCAGCCGCAAGTACCTGTTCCAGGCACCGGGGGGCAACAATATCCTGGAGCCTATGATGCAGGTCCAGGTGTTCGCCAAGGGGTACTTCTTTGCCCAGAACGGCAATACCCTCTACTACCGTGTGTTCAAGGGCCTTATAACCAGCGTCTCCTATACGGACACGGGCACCGCCCTCCAGGTAGCGGTCAGTTGCAAGGGGACCATGCACTTCCTCGACCTGATGTACGTGGACCTCCAGACCTCGCAGATTACCAACTCCCCCACGCCCGTCACGCCCTTCAACAGCAACCAGTACTTGATGAGCCCCTACCAGATGCTCGCCGACATATTCACAAGGTCCGTCACCTTCGAGGGCTTCCAGCTAACCTCCATACAGCAGGACAGCCTGAAGGCCGGCACCTCCGACTGGAAGGACTCTGTCAAGGCCCAGTTCATCAGCAGGTGGCAGACAATCCTCACCAACGTGACAAGGGACGTCCGCATCCTGGGCTACGGCTACCAGGACATCACCGGCCTCCAGGACAGCCAGGCCCAGGTGGGGGTACTCTATGATACGTTCACCGCCGAGCCTAAGGACGCCGTGGGGCAGATGGCGTATAACATGCGTGCGAGCACCAACAGCCGTGTCCCCCAGAAGTCCATCATAGCCCAGGCCAGCGACAAGGACCTGTATATCAACATCATGCGCACCTACCTCCCCGACTTCCAGGTGGCCGCCGTCCAGCAGCTTGGGGGCAAGACAGTGCCCCGCTCGGAGAGGATAAGGTTCATAGCCAACCTCATAGGCTACGAGGGGTACCAGGACCTTGACGGGGCCATCGTCTTTAAGCCCCCCTACTACAACCTGGACGTCACCAACCTGGGGACGGACCCCGCTGCGCAGGGGCAGGGCGGCAGCTTTACCAGCAGTGCGACGAGCGCTGCCAGCTACATAAGGGCCAATGCCAACCCCTTCGTGGTGTACCTGAGCGAGATAGAGACGGAGACGGAGGTGGAGGACGAGGCCAATGTCAGGGCCACCCGCATGTGCGTCCAGCCAGACTTCATGAGCAACCTCCACTTTCCCTCGGCCGAGGGCCCCCAGGTGCTCCCTGTCGCCGACCATATCGACATCGCCAAGCTGGCCAAGTTCGGCCTGCGCGAGCAGCCCCTCCGCAACCTCAACTACCTCGGCCAGAACGACCTCATAGCCCTGTATACCTATGCGGTCAGCGAGCTTAACCGGGCCAACAGGGGGTACCGCACCTATACCTTCTCCATCCCCCTGCGCCCCGAGATACGGCTGGGGTTCCCCATGTACATCCCCCATAGGGACATGTACGGGTACATCAACAGCGTCAGCATATCCTACCAGCAGGGGCAGTCGGCCACCATGCAGGTAACCCTGGACACTATCCGCAGGCGTCCTCTCCTGCCTACCTACACCACTGTCACGGACGCAGGCGGCAACCAGAGGCAGGTGACCACCTATGTAAGCCAGAAGGACCTGGTGCTCGAATGGACGGTCCCCCCATCCCCCTCCGATGCCTCCTCCTCCCCTGCCCAGACTGCGCCGTCCTCGTCCGGCAGCGGCGGGAGCGCCCCCGCAGGCTCCGGGAGCACCGGGGGAGGGAGCCCTTCCACCAGCCCCCTGGTCAACCTGCCGGGCACCCCTGCCACCCTCACGCAGCCCCCCGATGCCCCGTTCCACCCGCAGGAGTGGGAGTACCTCATGTACAAGAAGGAAAAGATTGGCAACCTGTATGCCACGAGGTTCGACACCAAGGGCAAGAGCTTCCGCTTCCAGAATGATGTCGTGACCGCCGCTGACCTCAACATGGCCGCCGATGACGGCTCAACGTTCCCCAACTCCCCACCGCTTTCCCTTGGCAAGCCTTTCTTCAGCGGGGATACCTGGGGGACAGGCAGCGGCATAGACATGCGCTACTACAAGAAAATCCAGACGTGCCAGCCCTATACGGACGACAAGGGGTACGAGGTGGTAAGCCCCTTCCCGTGGGGGAGATGGATAGACGTCAACACCGCCATCCGCCACTCCAGGCAGGGCATCCTCTCGCAGAGCGCCAACCTCCAGGGGGCAGGGCAGGTGCAAAACCTGAACGTGTTCCTGTTCGCTGGCATAGCCTCCCCCGGCCAGGGCGACATCAGCTCTACCCTGAGCAAGTCGCTCAGCTCCGACCTCAGCCTCAGCTCGAACGGGCAGGCGTCCGCCTCCGGGAGCGGCTATGACTCGGTGGAGCTGGACTCGGTCATAGAGCTTGAGACGCCGCAGGCTAACTCAGTAGGCAATGATGACCTCCTGACCCAGCTTGCCCAGCCGGACATGCAGAGCAAGAGCCCCCAGTCCGGCATCAACGACATAGCGAACCGCCTCGGCGTGTTCGTCACCGGCGGGGTGTCCCTGCCAAACGTGCAGACGGTACAGGGGACGGCAAGCAAGGTGACCCCTAACCCGGCCCCGCAGTCCCCCCAGGGGACGGGGGCCCCGTTCAGCATCCCGCTCCTTACCGAGGGTACCCCCCTGGCAGGGTAATAGGTAACCATGGGCGACTACAGGCTGCCGATGTCCGAGTACACGAGGGAGATGGAGCAGTTCTCCGTCTTCGTGGGCACGGTAGCGTCCGTGGACTGGGAGCGCCATGTCTGCTCCGTGGAGGACCTCCGCTCCAAGTACGTCTACCGCGAGGTCGGGCTCATCCCCTGCTCGCACAGCTCCTACGAGTCTACCGACATACGGATGCCCGAGGAGGGGGCCCTGTGCCTGTGCGCCCCCGTGGCGCACTTCGGGGGGCACTCGCAGGTGGCCATCCTGACCTGGGTAGTGTCCCAGACCAAGCAGGCGGTGGACTCCATAGCCCGCAAGGACTTCGACACCATCCCCGGCCTCAACGAGCGCAAGCGGGGCAACTACCGCAAGGCCTGGGCAGGGGACCAGGCATCCTCGTTCGTGGGCGGGTACTCCGAGAGGACAGGCTCCGGCTGGGACAGGTCGTCGGGGGGCTTCGACAGAGAGGACGTGGACGCCGACAGGCGCACCTGGACTACCCTCACCTCCCGCCACGTGGACTACTCGGACGCCGGGCTGGGGTTCGAGGGCCCCGCAGTCCGCCTGGACGCCACGACCGTCAACCCAGCGTCCGGTGTCATCCCCACCACCATGCCTGACGGCTCCAGGGAGTATACCGTCTTCCTCCAGCCTGGGGCCAGGCTGTCCGACAGGTACCTGAAGGGCAAGCAGGACATCCTCCCGTTCACGGAGCGCGTGTCCCGCGTGCAGGAGTTCGCCCTCGACTACCCCCTGCCTCCCGAGGTCATGCAGACCGACCTCCTGGACTATGTCCTCGGCACTACCCAGGACCCGTGGAAGAGGACTACCCTCTCCTCCCAGGGCCCGTTCCAGGTGGACAGCGCGACCTACTTCGCCAGCCAGGCCTTCGACCACCCGACCGACACCTCCAAGCAGCCTGTCGGCCCGACCCTTGGCGAGGGGGCGACCCCGGCCCGCAAGGGCTTCATCCTGGAGCGGGCCGAGGGCACCCTTATAGGCTGGAACAGGTTCGACCAGGGCACCTATGGCCTGGCGCTCAAGCCTGTCCTCTCCGCCCTTACCACCAACCAGGACACCAACGGCGGCGGCCGCTTCGGGGCGGACTTCCAGAGCGGGTACAACCCCGTGAAGGACTCTACCGACCATGACGAGGCCCGCCTGGCCGCGTCATGCTACTCCGTGCGCTTCCCCAGCGAGTACAACACCACCCGCTGGGACGTGACCAAGGAGGGCATGCTGACCTTCGAGGTCGGCAGCACCATCCCCAGGGAGAATACCAACTTCCCTGCCAACCCTGCCCCCAACGGCATCTACGAGCACCCGCATGGGGCCGGGAGGAGCGTGGAGGGGCACATGGTCGGCTCCCTCAAGCTGGTCGTGGGCAAGAACAGGGACGAGGAGGACTCGATAGACCTCCAGGCGCTCGGGCAGAGCGTGCTGCGCCTCGGCTGCGACGATGCTACCCTGCCGGACTCCGGGCGCAAGGTCCTGACCCAGAACAGGCAGAACAGCGATGCCGTCCAGAGGAGGGCCCTCCAGTACTGGGATGCCAGCCACCGCAAGCTGAAGGGCATCGGGGACGCAGGGACGCTTGAGAACAAGCTCATGGCGGAGGCCATCAGCCTGAGGATGGCGACGGACGGCGGCGTGGTGGCGAGGCTCGGCGCACGGCGGGACAGCGAGAGCCCCGTGGTGATGCGCAAGCACCTTATGAACGGCTACTCGGACGGGCCGGGGAAGAACTTCAGCCCCACGGAGAAGAACTCCCATAGCCCCGGCCGCCCGGTCTACCCCTCGCCTGGCGACAAGACCTACCGGTTCCACGACCTGACCGTGGCGGGGCAGCCTACGGGCAGGGGGTTCTCGCCCTACAACTCCTGGCTGGGTAACCCCGTGTCGCCGGGCATGGACCTGCACGGCAAGTCGCTCGACCTGCACGCCGTGCGGGACGTGCTCCTCCGCATCGGCAAGAACCCGGCCTCCTGGCAGTCGCTCATGCTGGACCTGGACGGCGGCGTCGTGCTGGCGGCGGGGAAGGACCAGCAGGGCAGGTCGCTCACCGGGGCGCTGGACGGCGGCGTGGAGATGACCATCGGGCAGTCGAGCGCCAAGAAGGGGCTGCGCCTGGAGATTACCGGCGACGTGGACATGATGGTCTACGGGAACTATCACCTGAACGTCACCGGGGACATCATCATGGAGGCCACCAACTTCCGTAAGATTACCAAGATAGCCGACATCAAGACAGCGCAGACTATCCATGAGGTGGCGCTGAGCCTGCACACGACGGAGGCCCCGGACATCCAGAACAACGGGATAAGCTACCCGTACCAGGTGTCGCCTGACCCTGGAATCGACCCGGCGATATAGGAGAGTATGGGAGGCGGATTCAACCAAGCACTGGCGAGCGCCGAGCTTTGGCCCATCAAGGCCAAGAAGAAGGTCGTCAACTGGAACCCCCTGGGCGACCCGACCGTGGAGAAGTTCTACCACAAGGCCATGGAGGACGGCCGTGCCCTGGAGACCAGCATCACGGACGCCAACCACTGGCTCATCCAGCGCCGTAACCAGCTCATCAACAAGGATATCCCCCACGCCATCAACTATATCGCCTCGGCCACCCATGCCGAGCCCGACAACCCGATAAAGGCCATCCTGCTCGCCAAGGACGTTATCACCTTCATGAAGTTCCTGGTGAAGATGCAGCAGGAGGTCGTGCAGCTCATCCAGGCGATGGTGCAGAACATCGGCATTATCGAGTCCATGCTCCAGAACATCGTGCAGAACATCCAGGCGAACCTGAACGCCATCGCCAGCCTGCTGCACGACATCTGCAATTGGGCGCTCCCGGACCTGCCCAGCATCCCGAACCTGTTCGCGGACACCATCTGGCACTGGAACGGGTTCAACTTCTTCCCGCTCTCCTCCTTCGTGCCGCACATCAAGTTCGATGCGAACTTCGCCTTCGGGCAGTGCCAGCTCCACGTGCCTAACGTCAACATCCTCAGGAACTTCCCCAGTAACCTGTCCAACTACAACGGGCTGACGTTCGGCACGCCTGTCTTTGTCCCCCCTCTGGGCGGGATTATCCCCAACACGGGCACCAACCTGAGCGACCCGGCGTTCATCCAGAAGATGCAGTCCACCCCGACCCCCCCTTACCTGACCGGCGACCATACGTACAGCCTGCCCTTCAACCCCCTGAACACCTCTGCCAACACAGGGGGCACGACGGGCCCCGGGCCCGGGGGCCTGAGCAACGTGGACGGCTCCGCAGCCGCCAACCCTAACGGGACGGTCCCCTCCATGCTCGGGAGCCTCCCCAACCCGAACATGGTCATCTCGGCATACCAGATGCCCCCGTCCGAGTACCAGGGCAATATCGTCAGCATCGTGCCGTCCGTGCAGACGCCTGCCGTGCCCGCCACGCCTGCCACACCCACCACCCCCGCTGCCCCCGCTGTCCCCCCGTCCCTCCAGTCAGGGGCGCTCGGCAGGGACGTGGTCGAGCCTACCGACCCAGACTACTCCAGCCCCGACCTCGTCACCCGCCAGGCGAACCTGCGGGCGGACCTCGTGCGCTACGTGACCCTGGGCAACGTGGTGGACAGCGGCTACGACCCCATCCTGACCTCCGCCTGGCTGTTCTATGTCGGCGGGGCAAGGGCAGGGAGGATGGGGCAGTGGATTGCCAGCTTCCAGGCGGCCTACCAGCAGTACGTGCAGCCCTCCCTGGACTACCTGGCCAGCGGCCCCGTGCCCTGGAACAGGGTGCTCTCCGGCACCGGCCTCAGTGCTGGCCCGCAGGCAATCCCCCTCATAGCGGCCATTGCTGCCATGGGCCCCATCGCCCAGGGCAACGCCCTGTGGAGGCTGTCCTATATCGAGGCTGCCATACTAGGCTACCCGCGCAACACCCGCTGGGATGCCTATGCCGACCTCAACTATACCGGCAGCTTCACGGGCACGGACCTCGACTACTCCTCCGTGGCCATCGACTACACCTCCACCACTACCGTCACGCTGGGGGAGGGGGAGGCGGCCTACCCCGTGCAGTGTACCTTCCCCTCGGCGATAGGGAAGGTCCTCCAGCAGGTTATCGCCATAGCCGACAGCAGGATACGGCTGGACGCCTCCTACCAGAGCGTCTACCCCCAGTGGCGCTATACCTACAACCAGTTCGCCATCGCCGCCCCCGTGGACAGGTTCACCCAGTTCTGGAGGACGTTCAACGGCAGCCTCCAGAGCCTCCTCCTGACGGACCCCTATGTCGTCCAGTTCGTGTGCGCCTACGAGGCGTCCCTGGACTCCGCCATAGACCCGCTCGGGGACCTTGCTATCTACAGCACCGTCAGGACGGACGCCAACAGCAGGAGCCGCTCGTGGGTGCCGGGCTCCCCCCTGCTCGCCGTCCCGGTCGCCCCGGTAGTGGTGTACTCCAGCGATGCCACGGAGGCAGACCCGGACAACAACGGGTGGCCGGGGGGGGTGCTCAACCCTGTCGCCTACCTTGCCCGCCCGGACATCCAGGGGCAGCCTATCCCCGTGCAGGCGGCCATGCTAGGGTGCAACGAGGCGGCAAGTAACCTGATGGCGCTCAAGGGCAGCATGATGTCGCTGGCCGCCACGGCCATCGACAGCGTCCAGCAGCAGATTCAAGGCCTGTCCAACTTCGGCTTCCAGGTGGAGAGCGCCAGCGCGGTGACCGAGGTGCCCCCCGGCACGGGCGGGGCGCTTGTCCAGTTCGACTCCATAGACTTCGACCTGACCGGCTATGTGACCAGCGAGACGAGCTTTACCATCACGTCGGCAGGGGCGTACGTCATTACCGGGCAGCTCATGTGGGGCAGCGGGGGCGTAGGGGTAAGGACAGTCAATGTCTATGATACCTCGGGCTCCCCCCCGGCCACCACGGTCGTGGCCACTGCCTCCACCCAGCCCAGCCAGGCAGGGCCGGTCACCCTGCCCTTCAGCGCCCAGCTAAACCTCGGCCTGGGGGACGTCCTCACGGTGGTCGCCACCCATAGCCTGCCGGTGGCCCAGGACATAGAGGCGGGCAGCATCCTGAGCTGTGTCCTGTACTCCTCCTCCGAGCCTGTCCCCACGCCCCCCTCTCCCTCCACGGCCGGCACGCAGGTCTTTACCGCCGATGCCGACCTGGGGGCGCTCACGGCGGTATACGTGGGCCCTGACGGGGGGGTAATGCCCGTGGACCCGACCTCCGTGTCCCAGGGTAGCCCTCCCTTCTCCTCCGATGCCTACCCCTTCGTGGACGGCATCACCCTCAACTCCGCCACGGCAGGGAGCCCCGTTACCGTGGCGACAGGCTACGGCTCCCCCTTCCAGGTCCCTGGGGCAGGGTTCGTGCAGGGCGGCCTGCTCTATGCCGGGCCGGGGAGCGCCAGCCCCCCTGCGGGGGTAGGCACGGTCACCCAGGACTACCAGGGCACCGTACTTCCTAACTGCTCATGGGTAATATGTGTGGGAAGGGCACTGGACTCGGAGGACTTTGTCTACGAACCACATTTGCCAACTCGTGTTGTAATGTCTTTCTAACCTCTTAATTATGAGAGCAGTAGCCTTCTACCGTTATCCTCATCCCATGGTCCCCAAGAAATGGGTCTATACGGGCCAGACTGTTGACCCTGCTAGGCGGGACATTACTCACCGCCTTGGGAGGGACGGCTTTGGCCGTAGGTTCAAAAGGCTGTTTCCAGGCATCAAGCTGCCCGAGATGGAGGTCGGATGGCATGAGCCCGTGACGGATAGGCTAAAGGCCAAGCTAATAGAGACCGAGGGGATGTTCCGGTTCCATACCTGGCGGGGGTATCCTGGCGGCATGAATCTGACCTTGCCGGGACTTGTTGACTATGAGAGCCTAGGTAAGCTCGGGGGCAGCATCAGTGGCCATATTACGGGTCTTGCCCAAGGCAAGAAGAATGTCGAAACTGGGCATATAGTGAGACTTGGGCGTTCCCAGGGCCGTAAGAATGTCGATACTGGCCTTCTAGCCAGGGTAGCACCGCTCGGGGGACATATAGGCGGGCATATCTCGGGGAGAATGAATGTGGAGAGAGGTCACCTCGCCAGCCTTAGGACACCTGAGCACCAGAGAGAGGCTGCCCACCAAGCAGGCCTCAAGACAGTCGCTCTTGGTATTGGTATCCATGCTCCAGGGGTGGCTGCAAAAGGCGGAAAGACCACTGGTCCAACTAATGGTCACAAACTTGGCAAAAGTGGCATCGGTAACTGCCTCCGCTGGAACGTCCGCCGTGGCAAGCCCTGCACCTGCGGGCACCACTCCTAATTTCAGAAGTGCTGATATGTAGTCCTTCTAGGACAAAACTACTGATATCTTCCAGTTTTCTCCAGGTTTCCCCCCCGCAAGCCCCCTTTGCGGGGTATACTACTTGAAGGAGGACGCACAGGTTGGACAGGCTTAGGACTACCATTGCCGCCCTGGTATTATCCGGCACGGCCCTGGTCTCTGCCGGGTCCCCGGCCCAGGTAGTGTGGGAGTCCAGGGGCAAGGCCTCCTCCTATGGCAGGGAGAGAGCGGGGCACAGGACCTCCAGCGGGGAGGTGTTCAACCCCCGCAGGCTTACCGCCGCCCACCGTACCCTTCCCTTCGGCAGCATCGTCCTGGTCACCAACCTGCGGAACGGCAGGCAGGTGAGGGTCAGGATAAACGACCGGGGGCCGGGGTACCCTAACCGCATCATCGACGTCTCCTCCGCCGCAGCCCGGAGGCTGGGGTTCGACGGCCTTACGGACGCCTCAATCCAGGTATTATACTACGGGGAGACGGCGGGCTACAGCTACCTTGCCCTGCTCTGCCGTGCGGGGGAGGGCAGGACGCTGCCGTGCTCCTCCTACTTCGTCGCCCCCGGCCATGAGGAGGAAGCCTATGAGGCTCATTATCTTGCAGGAAGAGCTTTACGAGTATCTATGCTACGTCGTAGAGTCGTACGCCAAGAGAGGCATAGACCCAAGGGAAGGGCTCTCGCTCTATCATCTGCACAGGGCGGTGAGGAGTACCCCCGAAGTGGACGAGCGGCAGGCGGCCAAGCTGGCCATCGGCGCGGACGGCAACGCCTCCCTGTCGGTGGATAGCCAAGCTAATCCCCCACAGCAGCCTCCTCCGCAGGAGCCTCCTTCTCCTCCTCCTTCCGAAGGCAAGGAACTGAACAGCGGGGACCTTATTAAGGGCTGGTAAATGGGAGAGATAAAGTACCCTATCACCGTAAGGAAAATCAAGTACTCTGAGCCTGTCCAGACATCGTACCGCAGGGTCGGCATGTGGGTCAAGGTGCGCCCCTGCGCCGAGGACTGCAAGGGGAAGACCTTCCTGGGCGTCTACCTCGGGGACCTGACCCTGTCGAGCTTAGTGCTGTACTACCCGAAGACCAAGGTGCTGGAGGTATGCCCGCACCAGAACCCTGCTATCTTCGTTCCCGACCTGGGGCGTATCGTGTGGGGGTGCGAGTCGTGGTGGGGGGAGGTCGAGGGCCCGGAGGACCTCCGCCAGATTACCGATGCCGACATCCAGAACGTGTGGTATGTCAGGGCCCTAAAAGAGCTGTCAAAGGCGGGCTCCCCAGGAACTCCGCCTCCTCCGCCAGCCTCCGCCTGAGCAGCCCGGCGACCACCTTACCGCCTACCTTGTCCCACCGCTCGAACTGCCTTGCCGCGTCCGGAAGGTCGCCCTCGTTGACCAGCCTGAGCAGTGTCGAGTGGTCGAAGTTCCACCTGCCGCAGTTGAAGGTAAAGTCGGTCAGGGCATCGAACTCCCCCTGGGTGGGCTGTATGCCCACCATCGCGTTGACTTCCCCCTCTGCCCAGGCATAGTCCTGCTCTAGCCACTGCTCCGCCTGTGCCTGCGTGCAGGCCATGCCGGGCCCTACCCCGCTCCCTGTATGCCCGTACCCTATCGTCCAGATGCCTCCCAAGTCCTGGTATGACTCCAGGCTCAGGCCCTCGAAGCTCTCGGTTAGCTGTATCCCTTTCCTGGAGTAGGTCATAGGCGGGACTATCATATGCCCTCCCTATACCGCCACGTCCAGGTAGGCGGTGTCCCTGCCAAAGTCCACGCTCACCACCATGCTGCTGGTGACGTCCTCCGAGCCAGGGTCCGGCGTGTATATGACGGATACCACCCCGTTGGCGTATGACAGCCCGGCCGGCAGGAAGCCTACCAGGCTGGTGGGATAGTTGGGGTTGCCCAGGGCATAGTTGTCCGCCAGCATCAGGCCATCCTGGAGGAGGAAGGTCATCCATAGCGCCAGCTCCGGGGTGCTCTCGTCCAGTATGGCCATGGACGCCCTCCCGAGCAGAACCAGCCCGTAGGCAGGGAAGGCCGGGGAGGTGCCCCTGTACGGCCCGGGCGGCTCCGTGTACCAGGAGGCCACGGAGGGGGGGGAGTCCTCTACCCCTGACGTGTAGCGGGAGCCGTTGGCTGCGAACCCCGTATGCCCATTGTCCTCAGGGAAGTAGAAGCTGTCCTCCCCTGACTGCTGGATGAGGGCCGTGGCGGTTATCGGCTGGTTGCCGTAGGCGTAGGGCTGGGCTTGAAGGATTGCCATCTCTAATCCTCTGACTTTGCTCCTACTAATTAGATGCGAAGTCAAGGCGGAGAACTATGCTTGAGTATCCCTCGGTAGTTTCCAGGACGCTTGACCCGGCCGGCAAGAGCCTGCTGACCGTCGTGGCCCTGCACGACCATGAGATTTCCGATGCGGACGTCAACCTCATCCAGGACCTCCAGGGCTACAAGCGGCACCAGGTGCTCAAGGACGGCCCGGCGACCTCCGGCTGCCTGACCTGGAGCCCCCTTGCCTTCAGCACCTCTGTCCCCAACACTTTTACCGTCCCCTCCTTCGACGTCCTGTTCAGCGGCGAGGAGGTCACGGTGACTGGCTACCTCTCTGCCGACCAGGCACTTAACCAGGTCGTCCTTCCCCCTCCGGCCCCCTGGCCCTCGTCCGACGAGCCAGCCAGGGTATACGTCGTCTTCCTGGAGCTTTGGTACCAGGCGCTAGACCCTACCACCGGGGCGGGGTACTACTCCGTCACCGACCCCGTGACCGGGGCCATCTCCAACTTCTTCTGGCCCTACGGCTGCATCAACCCCGACCCGAGCCTCTACGAGTCCATGCCTGACGACTCGGTGGACATCTTCGGCAGCCTTACCGCAGGCGGGGGCCTCTACACCACCCAGCGTGCCCAGATACAGTGGAGCATGAACGTCCAGCGCGTGGGCCTGAGCTACGACTTTACCAGGTACCGCTACGGCCTTGACCCGGTCGGGACCGGCCCCCTCCAGGCAGTCTACTCGCAGGCCGCCCAGCCCTCCCCCATCACGCTGGACGCCACCTACCAGTTCCAGAACCTCGGGCCCGTCACGGGGGACACCGGGCTATGGAGGGCGGGCAACGGCAGCCCCACCAACTCCCTGGGCACCCTGGACGGGTACAGCTATGCCATGCCGGTCGCCGTGGTCTTCCAGCGCAACAGCGGCATCTTCAGCCTGGGCTCCAACATCTTCGGGTGCGCCAGCGCCGGGACCTCCGACTCCGGCACGCTCGCCACGGGCATATCCGGGCGCTTCGACCTCCGCCTGGCCGACCAGGTGTTCCCGGACGACACGGTGGACACGAGGCAGTCCGTGAGCCTGGACGGCTGGGACTACGAGAAGCTGTCCGGGGAGGGGTTCACGGACATCATAACCGGCAGCCTCAGGTCGGCTATCGGGCGCGGGAAGCCCCCCGGCATGAGCCCGTACGACCTCGGCTCGGCGCTCGACTACTATGTCTCGGTAGCC